GTCGACGCCTGCCGACCATTGGCCTTCTTGGTTAGACATCCACTGATTGTGCACAGGATCGCCACCCGTCACCTCATTAACACCACCACGATATCGATCGTACCAATTGCCACCACGCGGATCCGCGGCGACATAGGCATCAAATTCGTCTCGCTTTCGGTTCAGTGCCTGCTTCGACATAATTTCCCTGGGACCGCCGACATAAAAACCTTCAGACTGCTCGCCGGCCTTGATCAAGTGATGCTGGCGCCGCGCTGTATCGACCGCCTCTTGCACCGGCAAGTCGCGAACCGATGGGATTTCGGTCGATCGATTGGCCGGCTGCGCTCGAGGCAGCTCCTGCGCCCATGTCCTGGGCACTAATCCCGAACCCAGTACAGCCTCGGCACCGCCCGCCGAGACACCGCCAAGCGCCGGCGCGCCAATCATATTCAGCGCCATCTCAGGCGCCCATTGCAGAGCCGCCTTATGCTTGTTGGCCTCGTACCAATCGTAAGGCTCAGATCCGATCGGATACGGGTTAGGCCGCATCAGCGCGCCCGGTGTCGCTACCTGCTGCGCAATGCCGCGTCCCATTGCATCGACCGCCGGATTGACAAACTTCTCGGCCGCAAACGGGTCATAGCTTTCATTGCCACCCTGCGGCAACAAACTCCGCAATGCAGCCAACGAAATCTCGGGCATCGATCACAACCTCAAAACTGGGGCGGGCGGCACGACTTCGGCGCACCGCCCGCGACTCCGACAAAGGTTCACTCTCCCCAGTAGGAGACGAGAGAGAGTGGAGCCAGTGCCGAACCTTTCACTCCGATCCGCCGTAAAACTCGTCCCATGCCCAGCCGCAAATATAGCCAAGACCGGCCGCCGCAATCAGGCTCGCGATGAACATCACCCACGCGTTCACCGCGAGCTCTCGATAGCTACGCGAGACGGAAGCTGCCAAACTTCTTGCGCATCGACATGACGCCTACGCCAAGGAAGCCCAGGATCATCATCGCCCACGTCGATGCCTCCGGTACAGCCTCGATGGCACGCACATTGAACTCAAACGAGTTCGAGCCGTAGTCGGAGAACGTCGCCGACGTGAAGCTCTTCAAGCCGTTGATGGTCAGGAATACTTCGGTCTGGCCGTCAACGCAGGCGAAGCCCTCGGCGGCGCAAGCGAGCTTGATATCCTCGCCCGTGATGGTGTCGCCGCCCATGCCGCCCAGCGTATGCAGGACGTTGCGGGTGGTGCCGAAATCGACCGTGCCCCACAGCATGGCGAGGTCGGTCACGGCGCCCGTGTTGCGAGTAAGCGATACGACGCCGCCTAAGCCACCAGCAGAGAGATAGCCGCGCGTGGAGTTACCGTTGCCATAGGGCGAGGCCTCCAGGTTGATCGTCGCGGGCGGAATGTTACCCACGAATAGACCCGACTGCGCGCCGCCAGCACCAACGTTACCGTCAACCGACGAATAACTGATGTTGGCACCAATGTCGGCACCGGACCCGTTGATGCGGGTGTTGGCGCTGACGCCGGTATTGTAAGCCGCCAGCCCCGGCATCGAGCTGTCGTTAAAAGCCGGGTTGGCACGGTCGAAGACCGCCAGAATGTCGATGGTGTAGGCACTCGCAGGTGCCGACAACGCAAGTAACGCCGCAGACGCTAGTAATAGCCTCTTCATAAAATTCTCCTGCTGTATGTGTTTGGGATTTTAAGGTCTTTGAGAGCTTGACGCTCTTCCGTGTTTTTATTCCTCGTCGCGATTGCTCAACGGCACGTCGCGATCGATGGCGAAAGCCCGGATTGCTTCCGCCACCATCTCCGCGGTCCAGTCACCTCCCGCCATCTCGAAGCGGTTGGCTAGCTCTTCCAGAACCATCGTCACCTCGTCGCTCATTTCTTCACCCTAAACGCACGGCTGCCGCGGATCGTGACGGTTGCCGCAGTGTGGGCACTTAGGAAACTGCGGCTTGGGCTTAGGCTTCTCGCTCACTTAACGCTCCGCGTCCGTCAGCTCGCGCAGGGCTTCCAACGCCTTGTCCATGCTCTCGACAAGGCCGGCTATCGCACTACGCTCCGCCAGCAAACGCTCGATGCAGTCGGCCAACCGGCTGTACAGCATGCCGTTGTCGTGATCGCCCGTCTGCGAAGCCTTCTGCGCTTCCTCGAGCAGTTGCTTTACATTCTCGCTCATTTCTTCTTCCTCGCCTTCTTCGCCGGCTTGCCGTCGTCGTCATGCTCATCATCGTCGCGATCGTCGTCGTCACGATCCGGATCGACATAGCGGCCTTCGTCAGCCTTGCGCGCGACGCGCGCTTCGCCGCCCGTAAACGTGAACTCCAGCGGCTCCGAAACAAGACTGCCGTTGCGAACGCTGACCTGCACCGTGTCCGCGCCGTGCCAGACGCCCATGTTGACGCCGGTCGACAGCGTGCCGTCCTCGTTCAACTGCGTCGGCTCGTCATAGCCCGCAAACACAATCACGCTGTCCTGCACAAACCCCGTGCCGCTGACCTTGATGTCGAAACTGGGATCGCCAATCGCCGCCGTCGACGGCTCCAAGCCACTCAGCGTTGGCGGCCGCCGCAGGTAAATCTCTTTCTTGATCGCCCAGTACGGCATGCGGTTTTCAAAACACCACTGCACGTATTCCGCATCCGTCATGTCGGCGGGATCAGTGTCCTTCGGCACTACCGTCCCCGCCACCCACTCCTTGGGCGGCGCATCATAGTCGGTGCCGGCCGGATGCGGGTTGTCCGCCTCCCACTTGGCCTCTTGCGCTGGGGTTAAGCCCTCCGGCGGCTTTATGTCGTTGTCGACCGGCGGCAGGGTTGTTTTGTCGATCGTATCGGTGTCGTGCTCATGTTCACGCATCAGAAGCTCCTGTTGTAACGGAGGAACGCACCCATGTCGGCGGGCGCCTGCGGCACCTGCCGTTGATAGTAGCCCTCGACGCCAAGCGTGCCCTGCCCAACCGGAATGTTGAGACCGGCACCAACCTGCGGTCTGCCTGCGCCCTTTGATTGAACAGTGAGCTGCGGCAGATACTGCGCCAACGCCGCCAGGTTCATTGCATCAGGCACGCCCCAGTTAGCCGGCGCAGCTTGCGGCAATGGCTCCGCTAACTTCCTGTAATCAGGCATCGCCGCCTCTCCTGTTGTGTGCGAGCATCCTGTTCTTGCGTTCGTTCAATTCCCGATCCTGGTGCGCCTCGTGTGCATCCTGCACAAACTGCGCCTTTTCCATCATCGCATCATGAACCGCCCACTTGGGCGCTAGTTCCGCGTCGGTCTGCGCCTTGTAGGCACTCGCCCGCTTGTGCGTTGCATCCGCCTGCGTCTTGTCGATATCGGCCGCCGCCTGCGCTACCTGGATCTCGGGCGGCAGCTCGAACTTGGGCGGCTCGCCCGGCTGCATTTGATCCGGCATGCCCTCCGACTGCGCCTTCGACATATTCAGCATGGTCTTCGACTTGGTCTCATCGACCTTCGCCGCCTCGCCCTGCAACGCAATCTGTTTGGCCTGCTGCGCCATCGGATCAGGTTGCTGCTGCGTCGCATCCCGCCAAGTTTTCTTTGCCGTCGCGCTCAAGCTCGAGCTTTCCACCAGAATGCTCACCGCGGCCGCAGCCTCCTGCGGTTTGAGCATCGGCGCAATCGACGGCATGATCTGCGTCAGCGTCTCGTAGACGTCCTGCTGCGCGTTGATGGTGTCCTGACCCTCGTCCATGATGATATCGACGTCCAACTCACCAATCGCATTCACCATTTGCGGCATGCCCGTCCTCGGGTCGATCTGCGTGCCGTTGATCTGCACGAACTGCGCAACGCCCTGATTGTCCGTTACCCGGATCCACCGCTGCCCCGTCCAATAGCGCTGGATGGCGCTAAACAGCGCCCGATAAACCCGTATTTTCCAGCCCTTGTAGCCCAGAATATACGGCCCCAACTCGGCCATCCCGGCCTGTTGCAGCAACTGGATCGCCCTGCCGGACTGGTTCTGCATGTCGCCAACCAGCGCCTGGTTCGGCCCGTAATTGTCCAACTCCGCGATGGCGTTTTCCATCAGCTTCAATTGGCCGGTGAAATCGAACGTCGCATCGTCGGCCTTGACGCCCTCGTCCGGCGTTCGCGCATTGGTCAGCACAACACCGTCCGGGCGCGCCCATTCGGCACGCACCCGTTCGATGTCGCTGACCGACCCCTGCGTCATGATCAGCCTGCGACTGTTTGCCGTGAACAATGCCCGCGACCGCCGCGCATTGTATTCGTCCTGCGCGGATCTCATGTTGCGTACGAAACCGTAGCGATCGCCGTCGTGGTCGACCGTGCAGGAAAACATGATGTAGCGGCAGATCGTCTTGCCTTTTTCGTCGTACAAATAGCTTTCGCCGCTGTCGAGAATGAAACTGCCGGTGAAGATCGTCCAGCACCACTTGCCCTTGTGCAGATACCAGCAATCGACCAGGCGAACGAGTTGCTTGCCGCCCTGCATCGTGAACCATTTGCTGTCGCGATCGGGATTGGTCGATAGCTCAAACGACTTTTCCGACGATGTCGCCGCCAGCTCCTCGGCATGATCCGGAAACAATTCCTGCGCCGCCTCGACATCCAGCCACTTCGCCTCGCCCATGTAGCGCGCGTCGGAAAAATCAGAGCGGAACGATCGCGGATCATAGAAGAAACTATCCGCCTCGACCGGATTGAAGCCGACCTCGTAATCCGGCTCTTGCGGCGCCCCGTTGTGGCCCATCATGCCGTATCGATCGGACTGCTGCGGTATTTTCGAGTCGCCCCGCTCGGTCAGCTCGATCGATATGCCGGCAAAGCCTTCCACCGCGGCATCCAACGCCACTTCGGGAGACTGTGCATTCCAGTTGTTGCTGTCGAGCGCATAGCGAACGGCGGATGTTGCGAGTTCAGCGCCGTCCGCGTTCTGCGGCGTGCGGGGATAGGCTTTCGGATCCTGCTTCAGACGCTCGATCAGGCCGACGACGCCGTTGAGCTTGCGTGCAATACGATTGAACGTGACGACCGGCTGCTTGCGCTTGTTGAGCGCCTTGATGACTTCCGCGGTGTGTTGCGAGCCGTGGTAATATCTGCGCGCGTTCTTTTGCTCGCTGATTTCTTCCTGCTTGTTGTCGAGGTAGTTCGTATACGCCTTGCGGCATCGATCCAGCGACCAGTATTCGACTTTCCCTTCAGGCGCGAGTGATCCGCCAGTGCTTTGTGCTGAAGCGCTGGTTGAGTAGTCGGAAAATGTGGAGGGCATCTAATGCTTGGTACTCATGCGCGCGGATCGCTCAGTCAGCCATACCCGAATGTGTAACGGACCGTCATAAATACCAAGATCGTTTTCGGCTTGCATCCGTTCGACCCGCGCCTTTGCGTCCGCTGCGTATTTGGCAAGTCTCTTTTCGATCTCATCGTCAACCATCACATCACCCGATCAACGAAAGATGACTGCCGCGCACTTCGCCGTCGTGGCGATGGTATCCGGTCGCGTTCTCGGGCACTAACGGCTTTGCCGGATGCTCGCCCGCCATCATGCGATCGAGGAGCTGTCCGACGAGGCCGAGCGCGTCGACCTGGTCGTCGAACTTACCGGCGGGAAAACTTAGCAATTCACTTCGTAAAGCCGGATACCACGATGCGTTGACTGGCACATACAAACCATCCAGCGCCATTCGACCGCGTATGCTTTGCGCCCTCACGGCTTTGTCGCCTCGCGTTGGAAACTGCTCACGAACGCACCACGCCTTGCGCTCCCGTTGCCTGCGATCGATCCACGGTCCTACACCTGACTTGATTTGCCCGGTTTCTTCGGCCCAGCCGATCGGCTTGTGTTCGATAACCAGGTCGCAAAATGCTTCAACCCAAACGTCCGATGCTGCTTGTTGGCGCCAGAGGTCGAGCAAATACATGCGGCCTTCGGGATCGATACCGACAACGGCGTGGACAGTGTAGTCGCCGCCGTCAGAGGTTGTTGCATAATCAGATCCGCCGTAGACCCGCATCGTATGTGGTGGCGGTGCCTTGTCATACGGTTTCAGCCAATCGACCTTGAAGTAATCGCCTTCGTCCGGCGTAGGATTTTGAAGATAGAGCGCAGACCAGAACCGAGCCTGCGAGTTGCGCCTGATGCGCTCGAGCGCCTCAATCGGATATGCGTCAGGCCAAAGTGCCGAGCCGTCATCGTTGATTGCCGGCAGCTTGACGACTTCCCACTTGTCTCCACCAGCTGCTTGCTGCGCGAGTAACTGACCGCATAGATCGTCTTCATGCATGCGGTGATTGATGATGATTATTTTTCCGCCCGGCATCAATCGATTGTAGGCCGTCCCCGTGTACCAATCCCAAACCGACTTTCGCGTAACTTCAGATAAAGCATCCTGCATAGAAGCATAGGGATCATCAATGAGCATACAATCAGCGCCGCGGCCGAGAACAGAGCCGCCAATGCCAAGCGCATAGTACATACCGCCAGCAGAAGTATGCCACTTGCCTTTGGCCTGGCTGTCTTCGGCGAGTTGCGTTGGATTGATGAAGATGGATTTGTATTCTGGCGAAGCGATTGTATTGCGTACAGCGCGACCAAAATCACTGGCGAGACTTTCTGTTGCGGAGACAGAGAGGAATTGCTTGTCGGGCTGACGGCCGAGATACCAGGCGGGGAAACGGTGCGAGGCCAGTTCGGATTTGCCGTGTCGAGGCGGGACGAGAAGCATCAGGCGATCTATTTCGCCGCGTTCGATGCGCTGTAGTTGTTCGGCTATAACGCGGTGATGTGGCGCCGTTCGATATTTCTGGAATGTAAATTCAGTGAAGCTGATCAGGTTCTCTTGCGCCAGCAATCGGCGCTTCAGCTCGGCCGCTGCTTGCGGCTTCGTCGGCGGCAATGATGGCGTCCAGTTCAGCAATGGTCCAGTCTGTTGCATCGTGTTTGATAATGTTCAGGGTGCTTTCCTGCATGGGCCTGCCGTCGAGGCGATCGGCAACTTGCTGGATGGCCCAACCTTCTCCGGCGATCGCACACGCGACCAACCTTCGCGCGACCATGTCCAGTTTTGTGCGTCCGCTTTTTCCGGTTTGGTTGATCGCGACGCGCAAGGCAGCGAGGAATGCCTTTTCCGTCGACCGCCCGCCTGGGTTTCCAGACTGTCCTTTTGCGAATGGCATTGCCCTGTGAAATAACTCCATGAAAAACCCCGCGCTTTGGGCGCAGGGTTGCTGCCACCTATCGGACATTGGTTTGCGATGTCTGTCAACACTGTACCAAGGGACAATATCCGGTGCAGCGCTGGTAATGCGCAACCGTTGTCGATGTTCCTATTTCCTGAACTGGCCAGTTTGGGCAAATTCGTGCGGCGCCCATTTGACCAGGACCGGACCGACCTTCTCGTTTTCCTTGACGGTTAGCTCTGCCCCGACCTCGACGGAGCAGAACAAGTCAGGCCCGTCCCTTCCCGGCCTGTAGAGGCCTATTTGCTGATGCTCCGTCTGGCCGCCCATGCGTTTAATCGCGCGGCAGGCATCCAACAGCGGCTCACGGCTTAAACCGCTCAGGCCAAGCTCCGCACACATCCAGCGCCACTTGCTGGCTTTGTTGCGTGATTTGACTTCCTCGCCCAATTCAACCCGGATCACTTCCTCACCCCCCAGAGCGCGGCGAGTGCGGACAGGGCGCCGCGGAGCGCGGCGAGCTGGAACGCGCCCACGGGATACAGATCGAGTTCGACCACGTCGCGCATGGCGACCCTGGGAGCCTCGCCGATGGCTGTGAGGACTTTGCAGGCGGTTTGGTAGGCCGCGACGGTTTTGGCGTGTTTCCGCGCTTCGCGCCGGCCTGTGGCGCTATCCGGATCCGGAGCGGTACCGCCCTTGGGATCGAGATTGGCGGATTTGGGTGCCTTGGGAGATTGGCAGGCTACCGCGTACTCGGCCAGCAGCTCGAGCCAGCGGCGGGCGGCGGCGAACTGGGTATCGGTGAGGAGGCCGCGGGCTTTGAGCATGCCGACCTGGGAGGACCAGACGGGATCGCGCAGACCTGCCTTGGCGGCTTCGACCATGCGGCGGACTTCGGTGGGCGACATCAGGTCGGGCGGGGCACGCTGGATCTTTCCGGAGGGTTCGCGGCGAGCGAGGGGATTGCGGCGGGTCATTGGATGGCTTCCTCCTCGAGGACTGGTTCCGGACGACGAATGGCGATCAGCTCCGCGCCGGGCCACCGTTCTTTGACTGCGACGACGAACTCTGCCGCCTCCGTCCCAAGGCCCGCCAGTTGGCGCCTCTCCTCCGGCGTAAGCTCCTCACCAGATTTTTGCATCGAATAGGCCCTCCCTGATTTTCCGTTTCCATTCCGCCATGTCGGCGTCGAACTGTGCCCAAGCCTGTGGTGGGATCTGGTCGTAGGTTCCGCCCGGCGGATACGGGAAGGTCGGCGGCGCGCGCCGCGCCTGGCGACGCTCTTCGGCCTCCGCCTTCTCGGCCTCCGTCAGGATTATTTTCACGGGATCCTTGAGACGTGCCTTCGCCTGCTCGAGCTTTCGCTCGGCGACGCGGACACGCCAGGCTTCCCTCGCCTCCGGTCCTTGCCGGTCGAATACCTGGCGCGCGTCGACCAGCTCCGCCTCGGCCCGCTGAACGTCGAACTGTAGTTGTTCATATTGCCGCCGCTGGCTGGTCGCGGTCATGGGCGACCACCCATGCTATGCACGCGTGGCATAACTGCCGACGCCAGCGAGGGTGACCGACGGTGACGAAATGACGCCGTTTTTCCTATTTCCCCTATAACCTCTACTGTTCTCTTCTTGTTCTCTCTCTTTCTCTTTCTCTCTCTCTCTTTTGATGTTTTTAAGAAGTATAGAAAGAAAGAATGGTCACCTATGGTCACCTCACCTGTTTTCGCCTTGCGGCTCAGGCACTTCGCTAGGTGACCATCTGGGTGACCATTCGTTTTGGGTGACCATCTCATTGGTCACCTCCGGGTGACCATCCAGCAGAGAGGTGACCATTCGCGATTTCGTCGTCCCTCGAATGGTCACGCAGTTTCTCATGCGCAACACGCATGGCTCGGATGGGTGTTTTATCGTTCCAACCGTCCGGGATCGTCTGGTTAGGGCTACCTTCAGCGTCCGTTGTGCTGGCCTTCCGGCTTTGGAACACGAAGACTTCGGACTTGACGGTGTTGAGCCAATGTCGGCGCCCCTCGCCGTTGAACTGGATCCCAGCATAGAACCGCCCGTAATTCAGGCGCAGGCTGCGGTCGACCGCGACACGATCGTCCCCCAAGGACTTGAGGGCGGCAGCAATGCGATGCCCCGATGGGATCCCCCGGTCCTCGCCCTTGTGCTCCATCCACCACGACGCAAAGCCAGCCCCGAAATCAGCCGTCGACACCATTCCGGTGGGGTCGAACTCGGTGCAGTCGCGGACAAATTCGGCGACGAGATTGCTATCGAGCTTGACGGCCTCGGCCGCGTCCTTGACTTCCTGGGGCAGAATGAAGTGCCCCCGCGCCAGCGCCCGCTGCAGGCCAGCCACGGCCCATGCCAAGACGCCATCCATCTCCAGCGCCAACACCAGGCTTTGCGGATCCTCAAATTGCCGGCGTCTCGCCTCCAGCGCCGTCCCGATCGGGTTATCGAGGTCAAACTTGCGGCGGCATTCGATGACCACGATCCGGTTGGTGATGGCGTCCGTCGCCTCCTTGAATTGCGGCGGAGTGTTGGAACCCCAGAAGATCGGTACCGTGACGCGGTGGTCATAGAGCTTGCCGCCCTTGACGTTGATCTGGATTTTGTCGCCGGAAATAATGGCCTTGACGACCGACGAGATATGCCAGCGGCCGGCGTCGAATGCCTCGTGCAGCACCCAGGGAATGCGATCCACGAACGGCATCAGCCCATGCGGCGTTGCCAAGGTGTCGATTGGCGTGGTGTTCTTCTCCTCGCCGAATAGCCCGCTCATGACGTCGATCAGGCTCGACTTGCCGTAATTGGAACCGCCGACCAGGATCATGGCGCGCGACAGGGCTTTGGACTTCCTGTCAATCAGGCCGCAGCCCAGTATTTCCTGCAGCAATTGGACATGCAGCGCCCGGCTTTCGGCCGATCGGTCCTCGAATACATCCTCCAGCATTCGCAGCCAAAACGGGCAAACCGCGGCGGGGTCGTAGTCGTACTCAATGCGCCAGGTACACCACTGTTCGGGCGCCGGCGGGGTTAGCGCGCCCGTGTAGGGGTCGACCATGCCGGACCGCGTCGGGATCTGACGATGCGTATTGAACGGGACGGCGCCGGCCTGCAGGTCAGGCTCCCGCAGGATATAGGCGCGGGCCTCGTTGACGAGGCGGTTGGCGCTTTCCATTCGGAGACCGCGCGCGCCCGCTTCCAGTTCGCTGTTGAGCCACGCGGTGAGGTCTTTTTCGCCCTGCAGCCGCCAAAGGTTATCGGAGTAAAGATAAGGCCCAGTGGTGGTGAACATTAGTTCCATGCCACGCTGCCGCATCACGGCCAGCGCAGCCTCGGCGAGCACGATGTGCGGCGCCGTGGC